AAAGTTGTCGATCGCTGCAGCGTCTGCCGTGGACTTGCCCCGGAACTCCAGCGACCAGACCTCGGGCTGGGTGTTGATGCCGTAGGCAAGGCGGTGCTCATACCCGTCTCCAAAGGAGACCTTGCGGACATTGGGTTTGAGGGTGAGGGACGCCCCAATCGAGGCGATCCATGTAAATGTCGCCATGAAAATCCTTCAATACATCACTGCCGACGCAGGTCCAGCAGACCTCCGGCCCGCTTTTGGTTGAGCAGCTCCTGGCGCACCGCGCTGGAAATCGCCCGCCCCAGGTCTTTGCCCTGCCCTGCGCTGCTGGTCACCCCACCCTCGGCCACATTGACCGAGATGTTGAATACATCACCGCCCCCGGACGAGGACTGGTTCATCGTGACGGGGATCGAGCGACCATCAGGCAACGGCACATAGGCCTCGGCCATGGAACCCTCGCCAAAGACCGCCAACTGAGGCGTGGTGGCCACCCCGCCACTTGCATACGCTCGCAGCGGCAAGGGGCCCGATGAGGTCATGATTCCGCCATCGGCAAACCCGAACATGCTGCCCAGCGCCTTGGCCATGGGCAGCGTGATGGCCCGCTGGATCTGAATGCGGATCAGGTCAGAGATGATGGAGGTGGCCAGCGACTTGAAGTCGAGCTTGCCCGTCATCACGAAGTTGGTGAGCGCATCCGTCATCCCATTGAACGCCTTGGTGGTCACCGCCTCCATCTGCTTGCCCACCTGCTCGGTTTCTTCACCCAGGGTGCGCAACGCCTTGGAGAATCCCGCGCCGGGGTCTGACAACTCAAGGGCCCGTTGCCCCAACAAGGTCGCTCCATCGGCTGCCTGACGGGCCGCTTCCTCGATGCGCCGAAACGATTCGGCCAACTTGTCGTTGCCAGGCGTGGCCTCCACCAGCTCTCTGGCCTTGGCCGCGAAATCCGCCAACTCATCGGCGCTGGAGCGCCTGGCAGCGGACAGACGTTTGAGCGCATCGATCTCGCTGATCGATCCGGTTTCACGAAGGACCTTGATTTGCTCTTCAGTCGATCGCAGCTGACCCTGGCTCCTGGCCACCTGCTCTTGCAGGTCTTTGAGTGTTTCACCCGGAAGCTTGATTTCGCGCTCGAGGTTGGACTGCTGAGCTTCACGCTCGAGCTTTTCTCGGCGCAGGGTGATTTCCGAGAGTTTGTCTTGCAGCTTGAGTTTGTCCTGGGCTGTCTTGGCCACGGTGGCCAGGCCACGCTTTAAGATGGACTCTTCCTGCGCATACAACGCACCCAGGCGATCTGTGAATTCCTGCTGGGCGTTCAGCCGGGCCTCACTGGCATTCTTGTAACTGATGTACCCCTGCCCCTCGTAAAGGTCGATGATCTTTTGGCGGTCCTTCAGAAGGCCCGTTTCCACATCGGTCAACCCCTGCAACTGCTTGATGTCGCTTTCGATCTTGGCCATGGCCGCTGCGGTGAGCGCACCAGTGGCCGAGTTGTAGTTCAGCTTGGGTTTTTTGGCTTCAGACGCAGCCTCGGTTTCCCCCTTGTTGATCGCATCGAAACGCTCCTTGACCGCATCGGCCAGAAGCGGCATTTTCCAGAGGTCAACGTAGGTCTGATTGGCCTTTTCGACGATCGCGTTGCGTTTTTCCAGTGCGGTCTTGAGGGTGGCCTGGTTCTCCTCGGAAAACGGGTTCAGCCCCTTGCCACCAGCGAGGAAAGTGCCAAGCAACTCAATATCGGCCCAGACCGCCTCGAAGCTGCCCATCACCGCCTTGGCCATCTGGATCACACCGCGCAGCGCATCGATCACGATGGCAATGCCATAGGCCGTGTCCTGCGCCCAGGTCTTGAGCGTGCCGTCGTCTCGCAGCTTGACCATGGCCTCAGCCGTGTTGTGCGTGCCCAGCATCACGGCCTTGAGCTCACCCACCAGCTCTTCGAGGGCAGGAAGCGCGGCCGTGACGATGGTCTGGGCGACGAAGTTGTGCTCGGCCCGCATGCGGCCCAGCGCCTTCGAGGCTTTTTCAGCAGATTCGATCTCTGCTTCAGTGAGCCGGATGTTCAGATCCTGGTTGGCAGCCAGGTCCTTGAGGAAGGGCAGCAGCCCAGCTCCAGACTTGCCGAACAGTTCAAGCGCAATGGCCGTCTTGCCCGCCCCGTCCTCGAAGTTCGAGAGCTTGAGGGCAATGTCGTTCATGACCTCAGCTGGATCACGCAGGTTGCCCCCCGCATCCTTGGCCTTCACGCCCAAATACTGCAGGGCCTGTGAGGCCCCCTTGGTTTCATCATCGACTCCTGCCAGCCCTTTGGAGAGCTTGGTCAGGCCCACGCCGATTTGCTCCATGGCCACACCTGAAATGGTGGCCACCGGCGCAAAGCCAGACAGAGCCGTGGCACTCGCCCCGGTCTGCTCGGCCAGATCCTGCAGTGCGGCCACCGTTTCCAGTGTGTGGGCCACCAACTCCTTGAGTGCACCAACCGATTCGACGCCAATGGCGATGGCAAAGGTGGTCTTTGCGACCTCGGCTACCTTCTCCAAGGAACCACGCATGGATTCGGCGTGGCGCTCCAACAGCAGCGCACTCTTGCCCAGGTCTTCGCGGAACTCGGCCGTTTCCGCTGCGAGTTTGATCACCAGGGAGCCGATATCAGCCATGTTGCTTGCCTACCTTGTGCGCGAACATGGCCTTGAACCGGGCCACATTGAGTTGTGTTTCGTCTTGAGGTTGGGTGGGTTGCGGTTTTTCGAGGAAGGGCATGAAGTCCTCTGGCCGAAACGGCCCCGCATCCTTGGCCCGGTGGGCATTGGCAAAGGTGGAGGCCACCACGCCGGATCTGTAATCGGCCCGGTAGTCCCCAAAGGGCTCGAGTTGGTAGTACGCCATCCACTCGGTCAACTCATCCGATCCCATCGATGCGAGCATCTCGCGCACCGGCAGGCCCAAAGCCAGCGCCAGCCGAAACACAAAGCGCCGCGAAGGATGGGCGATCAGGCGTTTTTTGCGGCGTCCACCTGATCAGCGCCAATGCCGTTCAGACGCTGGGACACGGCAAACACACGGTCCAGTGCCTTGGCGCTCTTGCCACCGAGCGCCGTGATGTCACCATCGCTGAAAAGACGGTTGCCTGTCTCATCACACAAGGTGAGCGAGACCAGGCGGGCACGGACGTTCTCAAGGCGGCCTTCCTTGCCAATCAAGCTGGCCTCAAAGGCATCACGGTCGGTACCGGTCATGGTGCGCACCTGCACCTCACCGCCCCACTCCGGGACTTGGACAGTTTCACGGGGCAGATCGTCGCTCTGCAGGATTTGTTCACGGGTCAACATGGGGGTGTCTCTCTTTAAGTTTCGGTGATGTCGCCATCGATTTCGATGGTCACGGAGGCCTGCACGACCGCATCCACACCGCCTTGCACGCTGAAGTGCGTGACATAGCCGTAGAAGGTCCAGGTGGCAGGGTTGGTGTCGGTAAAAGTGATCTTGAACTGGCGGCGCACCCGGTTGGCCCGGTCGGTTCTCAGGCCCTGATGCACCAGATCGTCGGGGTTGTAGTGCAGGGTCAAGGACAACTGCCCCTCGTCGCGCAGACCTACGCGCTTTTCCTTGGCGGTGGACGCCAGATTGGTGACGTCGATCACGGCGGCCTGCCCACCAGGGCCTTGAAACGAGACCACGTTGGGGATGGTTTCAAAGGCGGTGGTGCCAAACCGGGCAATGGCAATGCCCTGCGCGGTGATTGCGGTGCTGCTCATGCAGATGCTCCTTGTTTCACGGTGAACCCACCGGCCGGTGGTAGGTGTAGTCCACGCTCACCCGGTACAGCCGGGCCTGATCTTCAAATTCACTGAGCCCCATGCGCACATCGGCGACGGCGCTCTTGTCCGCCAGCAGCGCAGCCAGGACCTGGTCTTGCAGGTGCAAGACCTCCTGGTACGTTCTGGCGTAGGTGTCGACCTGCACGCGCACGCGCTGCAGGCCGTGCGGTCCATCGATCCCGAAGATGTACTCCTGCACGATGGGCGTGTAGACGATGGCCGGGTACTGGGTGTTTTCTGCAGCGACAAGCGCGTAGACCTCACCACCAGCCAAATCCTTGATTGCGTCAAAGAAATCCTGCACGGCTACTTCCTCTGCTGACCTCTGAAAAGGCTCTTGGCTTCCATCTCGATGCGCTCACTCAATCGGTCCTTCATCGCCTGCACCGCTTCACGCCGCTTGGCTTCCAGGGCAGGCCTCAGAAATGGCCGCGCGCGCATTTTTCGGGTGCCAAACTCCACGAAACGCCAGTACCAGGCATCTTGCGAGAGGTTGCCCTTCTTGCCTTGCTTGCGGTACTTCTTGCCATGTCGCACCGTCACAAAGAAGGTCTGGCGCGTGAGGCTGGAGAGCTCAGGGATCTGTTTCATGATCACCGAGCGCTTGAGCGTGCCCGGTGGCGGCTGATTCGGTCCCAGGACTTCGGCCGCTTTGGGCGCACGCATGCGGGCTTCATCGCGGATGACCTTGGCCCCGGCATAGACCGAGACGCGCAGGCCGTTCTTGGCCACTCGATCGGGCAATTCGCGCAGGGCTTTGGCCAATTCAGCCAAGCCCTCGACCTTGAAGCGTTCATGTTTAGCCATCGTCCAAACCTTCCCTGGCCAGCAGGATGACCAGGACACGTTTCTCGTCCTCGTTCAAGGCAGAATGAATGTTGAAGATCCTCGCCCTGTAGAGCACCCTGTACTGGGCCACCAACTGCGGGTTGTCAAAAATGCTCTGGTAACGCACCGTGATCTGATGCGTGAGTTCGGCCGAGATCCGGCTGGCGATCACAGCTTCTCGTCCAGACAAAGGCTGGATGTCTGCCCACACCGTGGCCACATCGATCCATGTGCGGCTGGGCGCGCCTAAGCTGTCTTTGACGGTACTGGGGCGCTGGATCTTGATACGGCGGCCCAGCGTTCCGGCTCCGATCGGGTTCATAGAGGCCTCATATCAAAGGTACCTTGTAGGGATCGAGCAGGCCATCGATGAAGGGCAAGGGGTCAATACGCCCTCGCG